CACCAACTGAATTGTCTAATAATACATCAATATTCATTTTGTGCTTGCCCGCTTGAGCTTGCATATATGACATTGATGTGGCGATTAAATCGGCTCTACGGTTCTTCATATTAAATTCCTACTTTAGATTACGAAATCATCGCCTGGTTTCCAAGCACAGCCTGTTAAGCCACCCGCCTGTAATGCTTTGAGTGTACGCAATACTTCTTGAGCATTACGACCAGTATCAAGTGCATTCACTGAAACGTGTTGAATAATTCCTTTGGGATTGACAATGAATGTTGCTCGTTGAGCCACACATTCTTGATAGTCAACTACACCACAATCTCTTGCGAGTCTTAGACCACAATCTGCGAGTAGGGTGTGTTGGATGTTTCCGATTAGATCGTTGTCTTTCTTCCAAGCAAGTTTACAGAACTCGTTGTCTCCACTAATGCCTAAAACATTAGCGTACTCAACTAGATCATCCATTCCTGCAATTTCAGTCGGACAAATAAAGGTAAAGTCTTTAGGGTAAAAGTAGACCACAGACCATTTTCCATTGTTAAGATCATCACTGTTGACCTTTACAAATTCATTGTTCACATCTACGCCATTCAAGTTAAACTCTGGGAACTGACTCCCAACTGCTGTTATCATACTATAACTCCATAATTAAAATTTACTTAGAAAGAATCTCGGTTCTTTCTCTTTTGCTTTCTCGCTTCTTTGATGTCTGCTTTACGTTTATCGTACCGCTTTGAGTCCTTTTTGTTATCAAAGTCCTCATCCATCCACTCACGAAATTTCTTACTTTTGTTTTTACTCATGACTTTTACACTCTTACACTTTACACTTTATGATTCGTTTTTCTTAGGTCGACCACGACCACGTTTTACTGGAATTGGATTAACGATGCCACCTGGAAATGCTTTGTTAATCACTTCAGGAGAAAGATCTGGATACGGCTCTTTAGCAATAGTTCTTATCACTAGTTGAGCATCGTCTGCGTCAACAGACTCTAGCAACTGAATAAACAATGCTTCCTTTCTCACTCTGGTCAAGCCTTTACCATCTTTCATCTGCTCGACAAAGTACGGCATCTTTCGCATCTCACGATATAGTAGTCCATGAGACTCGTGTATATCTGAAGGAGTAAATGGTGGTGGAGTATCAGGCAAGTCGAATGTCCATCTCTCATCACACATCAAGGCGAGAATATCTTTCAACGCTCTTGATTCATTTCTTTTCAGTATTGAGACTTTCTCTTCAACTGTTTCAGCTTTTCGGGCAGTGTTAACAATCTCTGCCAGAGATAATGTAGTCATTTTAAAACTCCGTTATACATTCCATTAAATTTCTAAGTTTATTTTTGATAAAGTAGTTCAGTAACTGACTTCTATCTTTACCATTCTCTTCATACCAAGCTTTGAGAATCTGATCTTTCATGCCTTGAGGCACTTCAGAGAGATCGATCAATGCTTTGTTACGCATATAGTTACGCTTTACTTCATCCTGCATATTATTTATATCACTCCACTCAGCAATGCGCTTTTGGGTAATAGGACGCTGACGTATGCCCATCACAAAAGAATTGTCAGCAGATAGAACATTTGGTATTCCATCACCCGCATCACCTTTAAGTAGATGTTCTGCGAGATACTTTTCAGGATTAGAGTTAGAAATCCATCTCTTTCTTACAGGATCGTACTGCTTCACATTGGCATACTTGTGTAGCTGTATATAATCCTTATCGCCAGATAGAATCAGAATGGGCTCACCTGCGTTCAGCACAGTACCTTCTTCATGAGTAACCACGCCAATGATATCATCAGCTTCGCAGGTTTCTATCTGAATGACTTTATATGGAAAGAACGTCTTCAGTTCATCACGAATAGTATTCAGTGCCTGAAAGATAGCATTCCAATCCATCTCAGACTTATCTCTAGTCTTCTTACGATTAGCCTTATAGTATGGATACATCTGTCTGCGCCAATAATTAGTATCGTCACAGCAGATAACAAGTTCGCCAAACTCAGCACCAAACTTCTTACGATTTGCTCTCAATGTGTTTAAGATCATATGCCTAAGCATACTTACGTCAATCTCTGCGTTCTGATGATTACCAATCTGCATCATCATATTCGCAATCATGACTTGGTTCATATCAACCAGTATCATTATCTTTCTCCTAACTTAATTTATAGTGTCACTATAATAGCATAAGTTAATAGTGTTTGTCAAGGCAATCTTCATTGTTTTTCCCAAGTCTGCTCAGAAGTGAGTTTAAAGCTACCAATGTATACTTGACTTTTCCAAGTTTCTGGCTCAATCATACTAATAAACAGACCATCTTCGCTATCATATAAGTGATAGACTTCTCCAACAACTGGTACAATGTTACATCTTGCGTTGTACATTAATGCCGTATCTAATGTTAGTTCTACCAGTTTGAAGTACTCGTCTTTGAGTGCATCAAACTTTGTCTCTAGTTGATGGGTTGCGTTAATCCCTCTCTCCTTACTCTTGGTAAGGACATCTGGAACAGTGAAAGCGGGCGCACCAACATTCGTTGGATAAGACATAAGTGATGGCGCATCAACTACATTGTCTGGCTTACTCTTCGATCCCATCAAAATATTCTTCCATATTTTCAATAAATTCGTCTAATATTTTCTGCATAGGTTGTTTGATCTTATCCTCTGCATCTTCAAATAAAACATCAGAGACCTGTTGAAAAGGATACTCCTCTCCTATAGCACGATAAACAAGAGACTTAGATGCCTCTATAATAGTCATTATATCAACCATTGATTTAGGATCATTCTCTACATCAATACCCATTCCCCTTAGTGCCCACACAGTTTCTCTGGCATTAACTATAGCGAATATCTCAGCGACTTCCTTATCGCTTTCAAGTACGAGTTCCTCTATCTCTTCGTCTCGCTTCTTTCTCTTCTCAGAGGCTTTGCTGAAATCTACTACATTATCCTTCATTTGTTCACCTTGAGTATAACTGTATCAGCGTTGATTCTAGAGTCAGTAGGCTTATCAGCAGTCTTGAGTGCTTTAAGTGCCTTCAATGCTCTCAGTTTAGTCATTTTATTAATAGAGTCAATAGTCTCTTCAGGCTTACGCAACTTCTTCTTGAACGACAACTCTTCGTCATAGTTCTTGATTGACGTACCCTTTACGATAAACCCATCGTTGTTGTTTGTCACTAGATACTTGATAACTCTCGTCTTAGTGTTAAACAAATAGACTTCGGTAGCACCAACAATGTATGCGGGGCTTGTACTGGTTATCTTATACTCAGCAGACTCTTTCTGATAGATCACTTTCTCGACTTGCTTAGTAGCAGGTGTCGCTTTCTTAGCACGAGGTTTGCGTGTTGCTTTCTTACTCAACACAAACTTCTCACTATCATTAATGAATGAGGAAACTAGCTTTAATAGCTTCGTCTGTTGCGATAGTGTCATATGGCTATAGCCTTCGACTAGATCCTCTGTCTTCTCTACGAGCAGTTCACTTAACTCAGCTTCCATTTCTCTGTAAGCCCTGATGATATCATGAGCAGTTTGAGTTGCGGCATCTAGACCCTTTAAGTGAGTGTACAGTGAGAAGTTCTTATCCAACGTACCCTCAAGATGGTCATCGATAAATCCTTCAATCTCACCCATGACAGCTAAGGTCTTTTCTTTTAGTAACTCAGATGGATTCTTCTTCTTGACCACAGGGGCATCATCTTCGACTTCTTCTACAGCATTCTCGATATTGATTTTACCGAAGCCAACTATGATGTCGATTTGTTTGTTGATGAAGTCCATATAGGACTCAGGGAGAGAGGCACCCATAGAATGGATTCTAACTAGAGAGCCAAGCGTAGAAGATGTTCTCCAGTCTTCACTTGCTTTGTATGATTTTAGATCGTTAGGTCGATTGGCTTTCACCCAGTCTACTGTCCAAGACACATAATCTTTCTTTTGATAGAAATACGAATGGTGTCGCATTGTTTCGAAAATAGATTTAGAGAATATATCTGGCTTGATTGAACTCCAGTCGATAGTCTCTCCACCCACATTCGACTCTTCGGCCAACTTGGCGGCATTGCCTCTACGAGGTATTACACGTTTTTTAGCTTTAGCCATTATTTACTCCAACAGTATAAAGATCTATGATAACATAACAATTGTGGCTTGTCAATAGTTATATAGTAATTAGCCTCATCCGACAGTATGTTTAGGTATCGCTTTTGACGATGGTATTTTACATACTGTCAGATAAGGACTTATAAAACTACGATTTTATGCCAGATGGGGTGTCTATTCCATCAACTGCTCTAACGCTCTCCCATCGGAAAGATCTCCATCCATTGACAGTCTCATCCCAAACTGCTTGAGTAGTATCGGAAAGTTTTTGGGCTCTAGACGTAGCCGCAACATCTGGGTACTTGATAGTAAAATCACTCAGAGTTGCTGTCATATCTCTCAATTCACCATTAGCTTTTAGGAAAGTTAGACTAACAGAGCCTTCTTTCATTCTATTAACGATATCAGACTTTTTCATTGTACTTCTCCATTATTAAGGTTAATTATATATTCATCAATTTTATGAGTCAGTTCAGCGTAACCACCGATATGATCTCCTTTCCAAAGGATCTGAGGTATACTCTCTGTGTCAGGAAACAATTCTACAAACTGTCTAGTGACATCAGGATCTTGAACGTCTAGGAATTTATATTCCACATCCATTGCTTCACACATTTGTTTACATAATAAACAGTGAAGACAGGTGTTAGATCCAAATATAGTTACCATATATCCCTCCGAATTCCGTACATTATATCAAGATTCTTTGTCTTTGTCAAGCCTTAAGCCGTGATTAATCCATGTTAATTTTTGATCTTCAGACCAGTCAGCTAGATAATCATTATCTCTATCGAACAATTCTAAGACAGCATCCTCTTCCATCCACTCAGTATCAAGTATAGTTTCACCAAGAGACTTTTGAGAAAACTCATCTATCTCTTCCATCAACACAGTATCATTTGCCCACTCTAGCTCAACAAGATCATCTGTGTTTAGACTCTGAAGTCGTTCTTCCGAGATAACATATCTATGTCTGAATGTGTGGACAGTGGTCACAACTGCATACTTCTTACTCATAATATTTCCTCAATCTATTAGTCTACCGAAAAACCCTTTCTCACTTTCCTTTGTTTGCTCTTCAAAAGCTTCTTCTGCTTCAGCGTTTGCTTTATCAAACGTCTCTTCTGACCGCAAATAGTATGCATCATAG